AGGTCTTTGCTCATCTCTGAATGGAGATGCCCCGTAAACAGCTCGCGGTTCTGTGCTGTGCCTAACATGAAACCAAACTCGTCTAGGTATTTTGCAAGGTAGTTGTTCTTGCCCTTGTCACCATGAGTAGCACCAATGAAGTTGTGGCCTAGCATTGCACCTTTGTAATGCTTCAGCGATATATCCCAAGTGATGTTTGTCTGGTTGCTGTAGGCGCGTTTCAATAGACGTGCGCACATGTATCCAACTGACGGATCGTGATTACCTGGCGCATACATGACCTCACACTCATTGGCGTTCTTAATGATTGCTTCAATCAGTGTCTCGAAGTATTGCTCCATTTCATTAACAGTCTCGCCTAAGTCGGTTGTTTCGAGCTGTGTGCCCTTTGCTGTGGTTGAGTTGATATTATCCACATGAGCCAGATCACCGCCCAGAATGAGCAATATTTTGGCGTAATGGCCGCGCTGAATGATCTCTAGCTGACGCTTCAATGACTCGGCATAGACATCAAACGTGTGACCATTGAAGTGTGTATCAAACGCAGGAATGACTAAATAGCGATCTGATTCCACAAAAATAGGAGCCTTGGCTTGATACGGCTCCTTGTGTGTGATGATGTCATTCATCAATGATTCATATTGTTCTGCTTCAACTAGCGGCCTAATTTGTATCTTGCTCTGATACAACGTTGCTTCAGGTGTCTGCTTCCAGAAGTTGCTTGTAGCACGTACAAGCTCCCACTTAGTGTAATCATATCCGTGAGCTTCTAGCACCTCTCTAGGCGTCATTTTGTGGCCCCTGACAACCTTCAGAATGGTTTCACTGGATTGCGTGCCGTCTGAATCGTATTCATTCTTGACTGGTTTTTGGAACTCGATGCCAAGCCGTCTTGCTTTTCCCTGCAACGCATCGTAGCTAATCCCAAGTTTGTCAGCTGTCTCGCGTCTGGTAAAGCCTTCAGAGGCGAGCTTCCTAATGTCACTGATCTGTTCATCTGTCCATTGCATCTACTCGCCTCCTGAAATATAATAATTGTGAGCCACATGCAATCATGTGCTGCTCTTTTCATTTTTATTCCTCAGGCTCTCGGACTCGTCCCCGAGAGCTTTTTTATGTGCCTATTATAAGTATTGTGTTACAATGACTTAGTGAGTTCATTCTCACACTCCAAAAAGTGATTGGCCTTCGTTTTCCCAGAGCGAGGGTTTTTTTTGTTGCATAAAAATAGCACCTCACCGTTTGGCGGAGTGCTCAGGTAAATAAAAAGACGCCACAGCGTCTAACAATCAGTTTAGCAAGTTACGTAGTAGTCTTTCTAGAACTCTTCTCTGGTTTAAAAAGCATAATAGAAACAACTAAATCAACTAAATACCAAACCCCCCAAACTGATAAAAAGAACAAAAGTGAAAGACCTCCAAAAAATATGGCTTTAAGTAGCAGATTCTTAGTGATTGGTAGAACGTCTATAGCCAAGGCCAAGATAATAAACAATAGGTTCAGTGCAAAGTTATTTCTAAGTCGTGTCATCAACCTAGAGAAAATCACTTGAGCATTTACAGAACTATTATTACCATATTCGGAAAGCTTAGTAAAAAATGAATCGGCTCGAACAGATATCAATAATCCAATAAAAACTCCCAATATTCCTAGAATGATGGAAGCCACAGCAATGGCATCGCTAACAGAAAATCTAACGCTCCTTAGATTTCCTTTAAAATACAAATATCCCAACACTACAGAAATAAAAAGCGCTAACAGTACCCTGTACTTATCGATGCAATCCTTTATCCATGAGCTGCTCTTGATATATTTTTTCATTACCAGAAACACCTCTCAAGAAAACTTATACGCGAGGAGTCAATGTCCTTGCTCGTTGCTGAAAGTGTTGATCATCACTGAAGTAATTCTGTTCCAAGAATTGTTGATAGATGAACTCCGCACCAAGCGTACTTCTTTGTTCATCATCAATTCGACAGTAAGATTTTAGCTTGGGTAAAAGCACATCTATGTTTTCAACGGGATCATCAACTGAATCTTTCGCTCCAACGCTCATCTGAGCTACTGGATTCTTCTTATTATCCTTCATTGTTGCATATAACGCCTGAATATCCGAGATTAAAGCTCGTGTTTCCTCATCAGATAACGACTGATCTTTCGGCGCACGTGCTAATGAAATTTTAACATTGAACGAAAGACCATGAATTGACTTTGCAAGATCTAAAACCTTATTTAAAAAAGGAGCACGTTCGCCGTCAATTTCAGATAAGCCTTCAACATCAGATGATTTAACATCCACACTTCTAAAAATCTTGTCGTTTCCGATAGCTCTTAGTGCCTCATCATCAGGAATAAATGCCAAGTCAACAAAACCTGGATTATTTTCATCGACTTGAGCATTTGTGTCTTCCTTCCAGCGTAGCCGCATCGAAGAAAGTGCAAGTTGAATCTTTTTTTGCGTTAATCCAAAGAAGTTGTTTTGAACAATAATCAGCTTGTTCACTGGGTCAAAGACAATGAGATTAAATTCGCCCAAAAATTGGTTTTCCTCAAGTTGCAAATTTTGACTTTCACCATCTTTCGTTGCCATTGCAGGAAGATTGCTCGAACGTAATTTTTTCAAGCGAAAGTAATAAAGATTATGTTGCTCATCAAACTTTGAATCTGCTTCACGCCATTCCAAATCTGCAAATTCTTCATTCGGAAGCGGAACAGATAAAGCTGGTCGTTTAGCTTTATTCCCCTTTTTTCCTAAAATCCACTCACAAAAATGAGTCATGTCCCATACTTCAGGAACTCCATCATGATTCGCGTCTTTTTTAAACTTCAGACGTGGTTGGTAGTAGCTGAACCCTACAGTGATTGTTGACAATTTTACAACCTCCAAACAATATGTGTTGACCACATTATAGCAAAAAGCTGATGGTAGGGTTGCCATCAGCTACACATATTATTTGGATGTACCAGTATTATATACAAACGTTAGTTCGCAAGTCAACTAGTACAATGCAACCTTCGGGAGTCGAACCCGATAATAGAGGCCACAAAGTTAATCCTTCGGTTGCTGCTCGCTCTCCCAGTGTCAGATGGGGTCATCGCAAGCTGTGTCCGGTCGCTAAACTGGACAATGTGGCATGCGGGAATCGAACCCGCCTGACTATCACAGCCCGTCCATTTGCCACGCCTTGCCACAGCTTTATCATCACTGAGGCTCGGAGGAAAAATGCGGTGTCTCAGGTTTCTCACCTTTGGCACAATACCATCATATGACGGAAATACGGTCGGTTGTTCCCAACTTATTCCCAACATTTTCCCATCTAGGTTTTGTGGGGTTGTTCGACCAGCTCACACCAATCAGCAAATGCTAATAGTGCTTCCTTGAAGTCTCTATAATAAGCAGATTTACTTAAATGCAGTTCCTCAGCTATCAGCCACCATGGTTTACGTTGATCTAGGGAAACAAGGTATGTTTCGGTTAAAATAATTCTGTATTTTTCTAACTCAACTGATCTAATAGCTATTTCACAGCAAGCTACATATCGAAGCTCTTCAGTATGCGACACGAGCCTGTCCTCGGCTTTGTTGCCATAGCTTGGTGACTTAGGCATGCCGTCCATCACGGGGCTTCTGAGCGCTATTTTGGTGCGTTGAGCGAGCCGCTTATGATGCCAGTAGTTCCCCAAGACCTCTTTGGCGTTTTCAATTGTTTTGTCATGATCAATTGGGCTAAAATATCTCGTTGCTCGCACCACTGCGTCCACTCCTTATGGTATAATTGATTTTGTAAAAGTTTGGGGAAACGGCGTGCCTTCGTGGTGCGCTTTTTTATTTGTCTTCCGCAGGACGGATGAGTTCCCACGGATCAAGCCCAGATCCATATGCGATTTTGTCCAAAGTGTTGAGCGAAACACTGCCATTACCAGAGATTGCATATTGAAGCGTGGTGATGGGTATTCCGATCTCTTTTGCATATGTGGCTTGTGTCATGTTCAGATCGTATATATTCTTCCTAAGGTTTTCGGCCAATGCTC